CGTTCGTGATCTTCGGCGGTTTGGCGATCGTCTGGATGAAAGCCCAGAAGCTGCCCCACACAGCAACCGCTACGCTCCGCGTTGTCTGGCTGATGGCTTTCGCCGCGTGCTGCGTGGCCGCCTTGGGGTTCGTTTCGGAAGGGAACGACTATCATTACCGCAAGACCGCCTCGGTGCAGCAGACAGAAACGGTGACGGTCGAAAGCGCCGACACGCGCCTTGCCCGCATCGACAAAGAGAAAGACGCGATCAGGGCCGACCGTGACCGGCTGGTGGCCGGCGCCCGTGAGAGTATGCGTCTCGTGTTGTCAGACGGGATCGCCGGCAATGACAACTTGCGTGAGTTCGAGGCGCAGATCGCCGCTTATGAGGACGACGCCCGGCAGAAGCTATCCGCATTGGATGAGCAGATCGCCGCCATCGAAGGCGAGCGCCTTAACGCTCGGACGACCGCCACGGCTGAGGCTGTTGGCGATCCGGGATTGCCAGCGGTGTTCCGCTTCCCGGACAGGTACGTGCCCGGCTGGGATGGCATAGCTTTCCGCGATGCGTTCGCGCTGTTTTGGGTTCTCTTGTTGGAGCTGTGCGGATCGGTCGGCGCGCAGGCCTTGCTCAGCGTGCAGATTGCCATGTCCAAGCGGATCAAGGCACAAGCTGCGGGTGAGGCTGGCGGCAGGGCGTCTGCCAAGGCAAAGATGAGGCGCTTGATAACTTACGCCGCTGAGGCGCAGAAGACGAACGTGAAGCCGGAGGCTGACGATGGCAATTGAAATTCCAAGGGCTAGGCTGCCGGGCAATCTGCTGGTCTCGGAAGAATGCGACCGGCTGGTCCGGCATTTCGAGGCGTTCCGCCCGGTCGCCTACCAGTGTCCGGCGGGGATATGGACCATCGGCTACGGTTTCACGGATGGGGTCAAGCCGGGCGATACGATCTCAATCGCTGAGGCCAACAAGAGGCTCAAGCTAGAGCTGGAAGAACACGCCATGATTATCCGGCGTGATATACCCGACACCCCCTTAACTCAGGGGCAATTCGATGCGCTGGTGTCTTACGTCTACAATCTGGGCAGGATATTAGAGACGCTGCTCGCCAAGCTTCGCGAGAAAGACTACGCGGCCGCGCTGCTGGAATTTCCCCGCGCCTGCCGTGCCGGTGGCAAGCCCCTGCGCGGGCTTTACAGACGCCGTCTGGCTGAGGCCTGCCTCTGGTCTGGCCTGCCGTGGGAAGGGGCTACGGCCCCGCACCTGATCCAGCTAACGGCGGATGACAAGGGATATATTGATTTCGCCAAGACAACGACGCTGGAGGAGGTGTTGCAGCGGGCGCGTCAGGATCTCACCACGACGCAGATAAGGGCCGGCGTGCCCGAAGCGCCGCCCATCATTCCGGCGCCGCCGACTGCGATTGTTGAGCCGCCGCCGGTCGTCAAGGTTGTGGCGCCGCCTCCTGCGCCTCCAGCGCCCCCACCGGCTCCGCCCCCACCCCCGCCACCCCCACCGGCGCCGCCTCCTGTTGAGATGCAGCAGAAAGCCGTCAATGCGGCGTCTTACGGCCCCGATGCGGCGTGGAGTTCGGCTAAATCCATGCTTCTCTCCCGGCGGTTCTGGGGGCTCTTCTTAATCATCTCGGGCCGTCTGGCGCTGACCTGGACGGGGAGCAATGCGCTCCTCAGCGGGGCGTCTGACCCCATCGTTGCCGAGCTGATGACCGGCTTTATCGTCATGTGCGTGGGCGAGGCCATCCAGAAGTGGGGACAAGTAAAAGCCACAAGGCCCTTGAAATGATTGACAAATTCTTTGAGTGGTTTCGTAAAGTCCCCGACTGGCTCATTGTCTTGGCGCTGGGCATTCTGGCCGGCAAATGGTATGTGGAACGCGAGAAAGATAAAGTCCGCCGCGAGGAACGCGAACGCGCAGCGGCTCGGGAGAAGGAAGCAGAGCTTGAAACTGTCCAAGCAATTCGTAACGTGGAGCAGGGATCAAGAGCTTCGGCCGATGAAGCTATTGCTGCCCGCAGCGATGCTCCTCGGGTGTCTGATGCTGATGGCGTGCCAGCACCCGTCGCCGCCCGCATCTTCTCAGACTAGCGGAATGATAGCAGACGCGGATCTCGTGACCCGCGCCGACGCGTGCCGGGCGCTTCGGCCGGCGCAGATATCGCGGTCCTCGCCGGTCGAGCTGATTAACTACGTGGTGGCCGCAGATGCGGCGTGGCTTGTTTTCTGCGGGAGCGACAAATGAACTTCTTCGGCGTGGATCTGGTAACTTACCTCGCATCGATCATAACGGTGTTGTTCTTCGCAAGCCCGACCCGCTGGTTCTTGAATAAAGTTTGGAACGGCATCCGGTCCCTGTTTGGGGGCGGCAAAGTCGACTAGGAAGGTAACGATTGTTACCGCCCCGACCCACCACACGAAGACCATCACGACTATCAGGGCGGCGAGGGGTAGGCGGGTCATGGTGTCATCCTCATTGATATTTCCAACGCCACGAACCACAGCGCCACGCAGACGATCGCCATCAGGGCGGTGGTGAGCCAGGGGCGGGTCATTCCACCATCTCCTCCACCTGCTCCACCACACCAGCATAATCATCGCTGCCGTAGTCAATCACAAATCCCAAACAAATAAAGCTTTCCACCCGCCCGTCTCGCGTCGTCACGTAAGGCATGTAACCAGCGCGCAGGCATTCCTGTATCGTAAGATACCTCATTTCCTGCCCCCCTTGCGGAACGCTATCACTTTGGCCCGCTCAAGCGCCGCGGCGTCCAGGCCATCAAGGTCGCAGTAAGCCTCGCGCACGGATGGCGCGTTGACCCGCTCCTGCCAGTGGGGCGGGCCGGGGTAGATGGTCGCCTCGGAGCGGCGAAGGTGTTTCGTGAGGTTGAAGTTGCGGGTGAAGATCATGGGGTCCTCCTATGTGCGAGCCTGCATCCACCGCTTTGTGGCGGCGTTGAAGGCATCTCTATACTCAGGATCGTTGAGCATTCGTAAACGGTGCTCTTCGCTGCGGCGCCAAAGTTCGGCAAAGTCACCGTGTATCAGCTCGCAGTCTGGCGGTTCGTGTGAGGGGATGCGGTAAAGGGTTTGGTCGTCCATGGCGCTCTCCTGTGCTGTGTGTGTATGCGTGCATATCGCGCACAGTTTGGCAAGAGGGGGAAACGCAGATATTTGTGCTTGACTTTATCGGGCGTCGCCCGCACATGGGCTTCATGACATTTGCAGATTGGCTTGAGAAGCAGGGTTTGGACGATGCGGCGGCGGGTAAACTCCTCGCCCGCGATCGATCGCACATTTCGAAGCTGCGGCGCGGCAAACACCGGCCGTCTTACGAATTGATGCTGCTGATTGCTAAAGTGAGCAAGGGCGCTGTGGGACTGGAAACGTGGCGCTGAGATTTACCATACCCGGCGAGCCACGCGGCAAGGGCCGCCCGCGGTTTGGCCGCTCACGCGCCGGTTTTGCGGTGGCGTACACGGACAACGCGACCGCAGCTTACGAAAATCTGGTCAAGCTGGCCGCACGCCAGGCAGGTGTGACGCCGATCGATGGGCCGCTGTTTGTGCAGGTCAATGCTTACTTCTCGGTGCCGCAATCGTGGAGCAAGAAGCGCCGCGCGGCTGCGCTTGAAGGAGCCGAAGCGCCATCGCGTTTTGATGTTGACAATATCGCCAAAGCCGTTCTGGATGGTCTCAATGGTGTGGCGTTTGCGGACGACAAGCAGATCGTCACTCTACTGGCGAGCAAGGCTTTCGGGCATTTTGCGCGCTGCGAAGTACAGGTTTTCCCAGCAATGGGAATAAAAGAGCAAGCGGTGGCATCCGACGAACTAAGGCCCTCTGGGCTCGAATAAGTCGGGGCGCTGCTCCTTACCTGCCACCGCTCGCCTTCCCCCGGGAATGCGGAGCAAGGGTAAGGGGTGAAAAAGTAAGGAGCTGAAGATGGGATTAGCCATCATTTCAGCCGACGAACGCATGGCCGAACAGAGAGGCGTCAAGCTTCTCATTGTCGGACCGCCGGGCGTTGGCAAAACAAGTTTGCTCAGGACACTCGATCCTGAGACCGTACTCTTCATCGATCTGGAAGCCGGCAATCTGTCCGTCTCGGACGTGCCGGTTGACGAGCTGCGGCCCAAGACCTGGCAGGAATGCCGCGATCTGGCGTGTTTTCTTGCGGGGCCGAACACCAATGTTCGCGCTTCGGATTTGTATGGCCAGCAGCATTACGATGCTGTCTGCGAGAAGTTCGGCGATGCGTCGGCGCTGGATAAATACCAGACCGTGTTCATCGACAGCATCACGGAAGCCGCCCGCCTATGCATGGCGTGGTGTGAGACGCAGCCCGAGGCGATGACCGCCAAAGGCGATAAAGACACGCGCGGAATGTATGGGCTTCTCGGCCGGCAGATGATTGCGTGGATTAAGCGTCTCCAACAGGCGCGCACGCGCAATGTCGTTTTCGTGTGCCTGCTGAATGAGGACGAAGATGATTTTGGCCGCAAGACCTGGTCGATCCAGATTGACGGGGCCAAGACAGGGCGTGAGATGCCCGGCATTGTTGATGAGGTGATTACTTTTGCGATCATCCGTCCTGATGAGGGCGACCCCTACAGGGCTTTCATCACGCATCCGGAGAATGAATGGGGCTTCCCTGCGAAGGATCGGTCCGGGCGTTTGTCAGCAATGGAAAAACCACACCTCGGCGAGCTGTTCGCCAAGCTTTTAGGTTAAGGAGAAACACACATGTCAGCATTTGATTTCAACACGGCCGAAGTGTCTGGGTCCGGGTCCAGCGGTCCGATACCGGACGGCACGGTGGCGCCGGTTATCCTGCATCTGCGTGGGCTTAAAACATCTGCTCGCGACACGCGCATTCAGGGGCTTGATCTGGAATACACGGTGCTCGAGGGGCCCTATAAAGGCAGGAAAGCCTGGAAGTGGGCCGGCATCACGGGCACTGGCAGCGATGGCCATAATAAAATGATCGCCATCACGCGGTCGCATATTCGCGGCGTGCTGGAAAGCGCATACGGGGTAAAGTCTACGGATGACAGCCCGGAAGCCATGGCGGCGCGCAAGATTGCGGACTGGGACGATCTGGACGGCATCGCGTTCGTTGCCCGCTTTGGCGTTGAAGAGGGCTCGGATTACGTTGACGCCCGGTCCGGCGAGACCGTGAAAGGCAAGGCCAAGAACACGGTGACTGCCGTGGGAGTTGATGAGGCCGATTACGCCGGGTTCAAGCCGGCGAAGCCAAAGGCGGCTGGCATTCCAAAGCCGCCTGCCGGTGTCAAAGCGTCAACCCGTCCCGCGTGGGGCTGATCTTAACGGGGCCAGCTTCGGCTGGCCCCCATGGGGTTTATCATGTCGAGAAAAGACCCGGACACCCGGGCCGCGGTGGAGGCCGCAGCCCGGTTGAAACAACTATTGAAAGACCGCGGACACCACATCACCGCGCAGGAGGCTGAGGTTATGGCTTCCAGCGTGGTGTGTGAGTGGATCAAGCATCGCACGCATCACTGGGCTGTCAGAAGGGGGACGCCTGCCTTCGGTGATCCTGATGCCATGACGCAGGGGTTTGCGCTGGCTGCTCTGGGCATGATCGCCACGAAAGCCGGCGGTCTGGAGTGGGGCAAGCCGCTGGGCGACTGGACGGCTGACGACGCCAGCTTGCTGTTTGCGATTGCTTACGAGGCGATCGAAGCCAGGCGCACGCATACGCTGGAGGACAGCGATAACCCGGAGGACATTGGCGCATGAGCCTGCGTTTCAAACATATCGACGAACAGAACCGGCGAGCGGCGGCAGAGCTGGCAGCGCGAAAGGTTAGCTGCGAGGGGTGTTTCTGGCTGGTCCGGCATCCCCGGCCCATGTGCAGGGGCGAGACGTCACCGCACTATCGCACCGCGAGGGAAAGCTATCACGAGCGTTGCGCTGCGTTCAGCGTTACGGGCGTTATGCCGGTGATTGAGAACCCGAAGCGCGAAGAGCGCCGCGCACGCAAGGAGGTTATCAGGCGATGATTGATTTCAATTTTTCATCCATGCAGCGGTCGGCTGCCATCACTTCGCTGCATGAGGCGCTTGAGAAGGCTCCTCGATCTCAGGAGAAAAGGCGTGAATATGTGGGCGCTTCTGCGATCGGTGGCCCGTGCGAGCGGCGCGTGCAATACGATTTCATGGGCGCGCCTTATGACGAGGGATGGCGTCATTCTGCCCGTACGATGCGCATTTTTGAGCGTGGCCATAAGCTGGAAAGCATGGCCGCTATCTGGCTGGCGGATGCCGGATACCGGCTCACACAGACGGGCAAGAACGGGGCGCCCATTGGCTTTTCGGTGGCGGGCGGGGCATTCCGCGGTCACGTGGACCGGGTCATCACGGGCGGTCCTGATGGGCTCCAATACCCGCTGATCTGGGAGCATAAGGCTTTGGGTCAGAAAAGCTGGAAAGCCATTGAGAAGTCCGGGCTAGCCAAAGCCAAGCCGGAATACGCCGACCAGGTTGCGCTTTACCAGGCGTATCTGGATTTGACTAATCCGGCGCTGTTCATGGCCACCTGCGCGGATACGATGGAAGTCTATTTTGAATTGGTTCCGTTCGACAAGCAGCGCGCCCAGACAGCGTCAGACAGGGCTGCTGAGATTATTGCTGACAGCCGTGCGGGCGCATTACGCCCTCGCTGCACGGATGACGCGGAGTTCTGGGCGTGCAAGGATTGTCCGTTTCGCAGGAGGTGCTGGGGATGATGCGTTTTCGGGTTACTGTTAATGATATCAACCCAGAGCAAGATTACACTGTTGGAGAGTTGTGCAAAATTCGCACAGGACGAAACAGGGAACTTGTTGAAGCATTAAGAAATGATCCAATTGCTCCTAACCCTGTTTTTCAAACTCACAATAAGAAGTTGTACAGAGGCAAAGACATAATTGCTTATGTTAATGGTGAAAACGCCGGCTTGTCTGATTTGGAAACAATCGCGATTAAAAAAGTGAATGCGGTACTGGAAAGAGAGCGCGAGAATTTGGAAAGAGAGCGCGCAAAGCTGGAAAAGGAACGTGAAGCTCTTCATGCTGCTATAAATGAAGAGCGCAACAAGTGGACAATTGAAAACCTTGAAGCTTTGAAAAACGAAGTTTTGCAATGCTTGAAGTTAGAAAGTGGAAGGCTAGCGTCTGGTTATGTCGGTACATGGGCCGGGCCTGGCGTTTATTTTTTGAAGGATAAAGGCGAAATTGTTTACGTCGGTCAATCCGTCATGATGGCTGGCCGCATAAGCCAGCATATGGCTGACCACAATAAGACATTTAATGAGGTGATGTTTTTCAAATGCGAGAAAGAAGAGCTGGATAACTGGGAAGGGTTTTTCATTCGTCTTCTGAGACCGAAACTGAATGGCGGAATAAATCGTGAAAACCCCTCAGCTCCATTGAGTTCTCTATGGATGCGTGTCGAAAAGTGGAAAGTTGAAATGGAAGCGATGTCATGATCGACTTCAACGACGCAGCACGCCAGCAGCCCTTCGAAGACGCCTCGGTCAGGAAGGAAAGGGTCTACCGAACCCTTCAGGGCCGGGTCCGCGAGTTTGTGCGGTATCTCTATCCACGCGCCACGATGGGTCCACGGGATGCCCGGATAGGGGATGTTTCGGGGTCCAAGGGACTGAGCCTGTCCATTTCTTTGACGGCGGATGATACGGCGGGGAAATGGATCGACCATGCCACGGGCGATCGGGGGGATGTGTTCGGGCTTTATGCCGTGGCACACAATCTGGATGTCGCCCGGGACTTTGCCCAGATCCTGGCTGAGTGCGATGCGTGGGCCGGGGGTTCTCCGGCGCCGCGGGCGATCATTCGCCATGAGGTCGAGGCCGCCAAGCCCATCGAACCCGAGCCCGAGCGAACTGTAGATGCCCGTTACGTCTACAGGGACAAGGCAGGACGCAAGATCTGCGAGGTGGTCCGGTATCGGCTGAGTAATGGCAAGAAGAATTTCGCGGTTCCCGGAGGGATGCCATCTCCCCGGCCGCTGTATGGATTAGAGCGGTGGCATGCGTCAGAAACGGTCGTAATTGTCGAAGGCGAGAAGTGCGTGGATGCGCTGGCGTCGATTGGCGTTGACGCCGCTAGCCTTATGGGCGGGGCTAACACATCGCTGGACAAGGCCGATCTGACGCCGCTGGCCGGCAAGAAGGTGGTGTTGTGGCCGGATGCCGATGAGCCTGGCCGGAAGCTGATGGCGGGGCTGGAAGGGCCGCTGAGGGCCATTGGCTGCTCGGTGCGGGTGTTGGGCATCCCCGCGGGCAAGGCTGATGGCTGGGATGCAGCAGACGCCATTGCAGAGGGTTTTGACGTGGCGGGGTTCCTGCGGGAGCCGGAAACCTCCTCGGCCATCCTGCACGAACTATGGCCTGACATCTCTTTTGTTTACGAACCGGAGCTGGTTGAGGACCTGTTTCCGCGGGTCGGGTTGGGCACGATTTATGGCCCCTCGACGGCCGGCAAGACCTTTGTGGCGCTGGACTGGATGGCGTCGATCGCCACGGGCCGACAGTTGTTCGGCAGGGATACAGAGCCAGTCGGCGTGCTGTATTTCGCTTTTGAGGGGTATTACGGCATTCGCAAGAGGATCTCCGGCATCAAGCAGGAAAAGGGTTACGGGCCCGTGGCGCTTGAGTTGGTGGACGCCCCGTGGACCCTCTCGGATGCGGACGACTGGACCGGCTTAAGGGCCCATATCGTTGCGGCAAGGGAGCGCCTCGAGCAGACAGGTTTCGGGCTCGGGATCATTGTGGTGGATACCCTCACAGCCGCTTACGCCGGCATCGACGCCAACTCCCAGGCCGAGGTGACCAAAGCCATGCGCCAGCTGAAACGGCTCGCCATGGACATGCAGTGCCTGGTGCTGGTGGTCGGCCACACGGGCAAAGACACCACGAAGGGAATGGTTGGATCGTTCGCCTACAAGTCCGAGAGCGACACGTTCATTGAGCTCCGGACGGAGAAAAACGAGGGCGACGGAAGCATCAAACGGCGGTCGATCTTTATAGAAAAAGTAAAGGATGGGCCGTCTGATTTCGTCCTCTCGGACTACGCCCTGATCGAAGTTCGGATTGGCACTAAGCCCAATGGCAAGCCCATCACGACCTGCGTGGTGGAGTGGGTCAAGCCGCCAGAAAAGGATGGCGAAGCGGGCGCCAAGCCGCTCTCAAAATCAGCTCGGACCATCCTGGCGATGCTCTTCGAGGGGCCGAAATTCGTAAAAGAGCTTGCGGAAGAAACTGGCTTGAAAAGGCCCACTGTGCAGTTGATCCTTTCAGAATTGAGTGTTGCCAAGAAAGTTTATGCTAAAGACGTTGAAAACGCGAAATTGTGGTATGTGTTGGAAACCGAGGCAACACCTCAACAGCAATGAAAACAATGGGTTAAGGGGGGGTGTTGGATGTGTTGGCAACATGTTGTGTGTTGTGTTGCGGATACCGGGAGTGGTGTTGCCTTTTTGGGGCTCATCTTTAGATGACCCAAAAAGCAACACCCGATCCGGGGCGACAGGGCAAAGGGAAGAATTTTTTTCGGAGGGTGATATGGATTGGCGTGAGTGCAGGTACTTCTGGAACCCGGATACGGGGTTCGTTCTGGTGACCCGCAAGGGTGGGGTCGATCCGGGCAAGGAGGTCGCCAGGATGTGGATGGATGGCGCCGAGGACAGGCTGGAGGGTCTGGCGTGGGATGACCTGGCGATTGTGGCCAAGGTCTTTGTTGAGTTTAACACGCTGGTTGTGCGCGATAGAATTTCTATTGACGACGCGCACCGGGAGTTTCTGAAGATCAGGCAGTATCGCTGCTTCGTGGCGCCGGACGTTTCGGGTGCGGAATTATAGGGGCAATGGGTTGACGCTGTGCGCGAGGCGCCGCAGAACAATTCGCGCAACAGGAGACCCACCCCATGACCCATGACCAGGCCATATCCGAGTTCCGCGAAGCCAGCGCCGCCGTGCGCCGCGCCTATGCCGCGCACCATGACGCCCGCATGGGTCAGATCCTGGCTGACCTTGCCATGGCTAAGGCGACAGAAAATCTAACGGCTGCTCAGGACAGGCTGGCGGCTGCGGATGAGGCCCTGCGCCATGCCGAGGAGCCGGCTCCCCCGCCCCCGGCGGATATCGATGCTTCCCGTGGGGCGTGGGCGGATATCCATGCCGTTGGTTTCGAGACGGCTGACCAATAGCCGGACGGCGCCCCCCTAAGGCCGTCTGGCGGCGCCCGCGGCGTCTCCTGTCTGCACCTCGCCGCGGGCGCTACCCTACCCTAGCCCCGAGGTAAAATCTCAATGCACGGCAAAGCTGGGCTCATACAGGCCATGTTTTTTCCGCATATCATCGATGATGCTTTTATCGACACGGTCATGGCGCACGTGGCCGAGAGCGTGCGGGCGGTTGAGTTGCCCAAGCGGCGGCGGGCGGCCCAGCAACTGATTGAGGACATCGCCTGCCAGGCCGTCTGTGAAATGTGGACGGCGGCGTTTCCGGGGAAGCGTTATCGGCCGACACGGTCATGGCCGCGCGCCACGGCGATACTGCTTGACAACCCGCGGCGTGTCGTGTTGGAAGTTTGGATCGGGCAGGACTATCAGCAGGCTGAGTTGCCCGAGCCCGTGGAGATTGTGCTGGATGGCGAGTAAGCCGGGTCTTTACGCTGCAATACACGCCAAGCGTAAGCGCATCGCCGCCGGGTCCGGAGAAACCATGCGCCGACCGGGGACGAAGGGTGCGCCGACCGCGGCGGCTTTCAGGGCCAGCGCGAAGACGGCTCGGAAGAAATAGCATGGCAAAGCCGGCCAAAGGTAAAGCCCTTGTCAAGGTTACGGCTACCGGCCGGCGGGTGTCTTACGGCCAGGCTGGCGAGGCGAAGGGTGGCGGGCCGAGGGTGCGGCCGGGGACGGCGAAGGGTGATGCTTACTGCGCCCGCTCTATGGGGCAGATGAGAGACAATCCGAAGGCGGCGGCAGATCCGAACAGTCCGCTGCGACTTAGTCGCAAGAGGTGGAAGTGTTCGGGCGAGAAAAGCACAAAATAGAATTGTTTTAATTATGGGAGCCAGAGGTCCGAAACCCGGGACGCCACGGCCGGCCAACAGCGGACGGCGCAAAGGCGTGCCCAATAAGGCAACCATTGAGATTAAGGAACTGGCCCGCGCCTATGGGCCAACAGCGATTGGGGAGCTTGCCAGGCTGGCCGGGCTGACGAACCAGCCGGGCAGCGAGAACGAGGCGACAAGGGTGTCGGCTATCAAGGAACTCATCGACCGCGGTTACGGCAAGGCTACTCAGCCGATCAGCGGCGCGGATGGCGGCCCCCTCTCGCTTATAGTCGCAACCGGCCTGCCTGATGCCGCAAAAGCAGATTAGCCTCGGCTATTACCCACGCGAGTGGCAGAAGGAATGCCACCTGCAGAAGCGGCGGTTTACGGTGCTGGCGCTCCATCGAAGGGCCGGCAAGACCGAAATGTCCCTGATGGAGCTGATCCACGCGGCGCTCCAGTCGCGCGCTGAGCTACCCTATTTTGTCTATGTCGCTCCCTTCCTGAAGCAGGCCAAGACGATCGCCTGGGCGCGTCTGAAGCAGAGGCTGGCGCCCCTGATGGCGCATGACGCCATGGCGGTGAATGAGAGTGATCTGTCGGTTAAGTTTAAGCACAACAATGCTGTGATCCGCCTATTCGGCGGGGACAACCCGGACGCCTTGCGTGGCGTCAGGCTTGACGGATGCGTGATTGATGAGGTGGCCCAGATCAAGCCCGAAGTCTGGCAGGACATTATCCAGCCCGCCCTGTCCGACCGGCGCGGCTGGGCGCTGTTCATTGGCACGCCGGCTGGCATCAACCTGTTTTCCGAGCTGTTTTTCCGCGCGCAGACATTGCCTGACTGGTATTCGGCCCGCTTCACGGTGTATGACACGGGCAGCCTTGACCCGTCTGAGGTCGAGCGCCTGCGCCGGGATATGCATGAGGCCAGCTTCAGCCGCGAGTATCTGTGCGACTTCTCCGCGGCCGGCGACGATCAGCTGATATCCCTGTCCGATGTGCAGGAAGCCGCTCGCAGGCATTACAAGGTGACTGACTATCACTACGCGCCGCGTATCCTTGGCGTTGACCCTGCGCGCTTTGGGGACGATCGGTCGGTCATCTTCCCCCGGCAGGGACTGGTAGCGCTTCCCCCGATCGTTCTGCGTGGCGTCGACAACATGGACCTGGCGGCGCGGGTCGCGGCTAAGATCGAGGAGTGGAAGCCGGACGCCGTGTTCGTCGATGCCGGCGCGGGGTCGGGGGTCATCGACCGCCTGCGCCAGCTGCGGCATTCCGTGACCGAGGTTCCTTTCGGGGGCAAGCCGTTGGACGACCAGTATCTCAACAAGCGTACCGAGATCTGGTGTCAGATGGCCGACTGGATCCGGCTTGGCGGGGCGATACCCGATGACGTTTCCCTCAAGCAGGACCTTGCCGCGCCCGTTTACAGCTACAACCTGGCCGGCAAGAAAGTCCTTGAAAGCAAGGACGACCTCAAGGCGCGCGGCCTGCCGAGCCCTGACCTGGGCGATGCGCTGGCGCTGACCTTTTCATCGCCCGTGGCGCCCAAGTCTGAGCGCGATCGCTTCTTCGAGGCGCATAAAAAGAAAAGCAACGAGTACAATCCCCTTGATCTGGTATGAGAATGCCTGCAATACGCGAAATTCAGGTCACCGAATGGATTGACCAGGCGTGGTCTCTCTTTGAGGCGCACTGTGAGGAGATCGCGCAGGACATGTTGCTCGCGCCCGATCTTGATGCCTACTGCATGCTTGAGGGCCGCGGCGCGCTCCTGTCCCTCGGGGCGTTCGAGGGCGATGAGATTGTCGGCTATTCCGTCAACCTGATTACGCACAACCTGCATCACGCCAACGTGACGATCTGTCAGAACGACATACTTTACCTGCGCGAGGACAAGCGGCAGGGGGCGACCGGGCTGCGTCTGATGCGCGAGACAGAGCGCATGGCGAAGGAGCGTGGGGCCAACATGGTCATCTGGCACGCCAAGCCTGAAACCAACCTGTCCGGCATTCTGCCCCGTATGGGCTATGACGTGCGGCAGGTCTGCTATGCGAGGATGATCTGATGGCCGACCCCGTCACATGGCTTGCAATCGCCACCACGGCCAGCACGGCCAGCAGCATCTACTCCGGCAACCAGGCCGCCCGGCGGCAGAAGACAGCAGCCCGCGCCGCTGCAACACAGGCCGAGGCCGCGCAGCGCCAGTCCGAGCGCGAGTTCAACCGCATGAACCAGAAGCGCCCCAACGTCGCCGCCATGATGACGGCTAACCGCGCAGCCGGAAGCGGCGGGGTCAGCGGGACCTTCCTCACCGGCACGGGCGGCGCCCCGGCAACCGGCGGCATGCTTGGCCGCACATCGCTGTTGGGGTCCTGATGGCCGATATCGTCAAACAGCGCAGCCAGTATCAGTCACGCTGGGTCAGCCTCCAGACGGAGCGGGCCAGCTGGATCAGCCATTGGCGCGAGCTGTCTGACTACCTCATGCCGCGCTCGGCCCGCTTCTACAAAAGCGACCGCAATAAGGGAACGAAAAAGCACAACGCCATCTTCGACAACACAGCAACCGGAGCCCTGCGCGTGCTGTCCGCAGGCATGATGAGTGGCATGACTTCGCCGGCTCGCCCATGGTTCCGGTTGGCCCTTCCTGACGAAGAGCTGATGGACTACGGGCCGGTCAAGGAATGGCTCTCAGACGTGCAGCAGCGCATGCTGAACGTGTTTACGCGCAGCAACACGTACCTCACGCTGCACTCGGTTTACGAAGAGCTGGCCTGCTACGGCACATCCTCCGCCATCATGCTGGATGATTTCAACAGCGTGATCCACCACTATCAATCGCCCATCGGCGAGTTCGCCCTGGCGGCTGACTACCGCGGCAATGTCAATACGATTTATCGCGAGTTCGAGAAAACTGTCGGCGAGATGGTCGGCGAGTTCGGGTATGAGAACTGCAGCCGCACGGTCCAGAGCCTGCACAACTCGGGCAACCTCGACGCATGGGTGCCGCTCATTCACGCGATCGAGCCGCGCGTCGACCGCGATCCCAAGATGAAGGACAGCCGCAACAAGCCATGGCGGTCTGTCTACTTCGAGCCCGGCTCGGATGGCGCTAACAACAAGTTCCTGCGCGAAAGCGGGTTCGACCGCTTCCCGGGTCTGTGCCCGCGCTGGCATAAGATGGGCGGCGATATCTACGGATCCTCGCCGGGCATGGAAGCCTTGGGCGATATCAAGCAGCTGCAGCACGAGCAGCTCCGCAAGGCCAACGGGATTGATTACATGACCAAACCGCCGCTGCAGGTGCCGGCCAGCATGAAGGGTCGCGACGTCGATTACCTGCCTGGCGGTGTGACTTACGTGGACGCGCCCGGCACGAACAACGCCGTGGCCACGCTGTTTAACGTCAGCCTTAACCTCGAGCATCTGCTCATTGACATTCAGGACGTGCGTTCGCGCATCAACCGTTCGTTTTACGCTGACCTGTTCCTCATGCTCGCGCAGCAGCCCGCAGGCGGGCGGATGACGGCGACCGAGGTGGCAGAGCGGCATGAGGAAAAGCTTCTGATGCTCGGTCCCGTGCTTGAACGGCTGCACAATGAGCTGCTGAAGCCGCTGATCGACGAGACATTTGCCAAGATGCTGGCCGCCAACATCCTGCCTCCGGCGCCCGAAGAGTTGCAGGGCATGGAGCTGGACGTGGAGTTCGTGTCGATGCTTGCCCAGGCGCAGCGTGCGGTCGGGGTCAACAGCATTGACCGCTATGTTGGGTCGATGGGGCTCATCGCGCAGATGAAGCCGGACGTGCTTGACAAGTTCGACAGCGACAAGTGGGCCGATGCGTATGGCGACATGCTGGGCGTGGACCCCGACCTGATCGTCGCCAGTGAGGACGTGGCGATCGTCCGACAGCAACGGGCTCAGGCACAGCAGCAGGCGGCCCAGCTTGAGAGCGCAGAGCGTCAGGCCGCGGCCGCACAGAAGCTGGGCACGGTCAAGACAGATCAGCGCAATGCTGCAACCGACATCCTCAACCTGTTCAGCGGCTATCAGGCCCCCAGCGGGGTGGAGGTGTAATGGCCCGCGCATCTGGAACAGCATGGCCTTGGCTGCTCGCTGACAATAGCCAGCGGATCGTCGGTGTGCGTGCGCCGGACGGGTACGAGACCTACCTGGTGGCTCAATGGTTCGGCGCGTTCTCGTCTCTTGTCGATCAGACGGCAAGCGCAAACGAAGCCACGCCCATGGAGTTCGAGGTCGTCGAAATCAATGACCACGGCATCACCATTGTCGACACGACCCGGATAACTGTCGACGCTTCCGGCGTCTACAATCTTGCCTTCAGCGCGCAGCTGGTGAACTCAGGCGGGCAGGAAAAGAACGTTTCAATATGGCTGGCGAAGAACGGAACCGCCGTCGACAACAGCAACACGCAGATCACCGTGCCGAAATCCCATGCCAACGGCGACGGCCAGCAGGTTGCCGCGTGGAACCTGTTTGTCCGGCTCAAGGCCAATGATTACGTCCAGCTGATGTGGTCGACGCCCTCCACGGACGTCAGCATCCAGCAGATCGCAGCCCAGACAACCCCGGCGCGCCCGGTCACGCCGTCGGTGATCCTCACAGTCAACCGGGTATCATAGGAGAGAGACATGCCGAGCATGAAGCCTTATGGAGCCAAGCCTGCCAAGGCGATGCCGCCGAAGAAAGCCGCTAAGAAGAAGGGTAAGTGACATGGGTGCGCCCGTTATTTCCGAAGGACTGGAGAGGCTCACCGCCACGATCGCGAACGGCGCAAGCCTGTCCGGTGCTGTGGATCTCGGCGGGCGCAAACTTGTCGGTATCGTCATGCCGGCGAGCTGGACGGCTGCGTCGCTGACGTTCCAGGCGTCTCCCGATGGCGTGACGTATTACAACGTCTATGACGGCGCGACGGAGCGTGCGGTCGTGGTTGGTGCGAGCTACTACTCAATGCTGAATATCGGCGACTGGGTCGGCTGCCGATGGATCAAGGTCCGCTCCGGCACGGCGGGTTCCGCGGTCAATCAGGCGGCTGAGCGCGCGCTGATACTGGTGATCCAGCCATGAGTATCCTGCAGCTCTGGATCAAGCGTGGTGCGATCGGCGCTGCAGTCAGCGGCGGCACCACGCTGCTGACCGAGGTGGTGACGGATGCCGGCGATTACGTCGTCACCGATAGCGATGAAACTGTAGTTCTGGGGTAAGCCATGGCCACCGCACCGTTAAGTAACCTGACCGCGACCTGGAACGCCTCGGGCACCACGTTCACCGCCATCAAGATGGACGTCACCGACACCGCCTCCGCCGCAGGCTCGCTGCTGATGGATTTGCAGGTGGGGGGGACGAGTAGGTTTAGGGTCAGTAAAACTGGCGTTGTCACTTCTTCGCTTTCTACAGGAAACGACAGCTTCAATTCAGCCACAGATACGTCTGTAGGAACATACGGGCTTAAAACACGGTCTGACGGGCAAATTTCCTGGTCTTCTACAAACGGGTTTAGCGGCACAGCTGACCTCATCCTCGCCCGCGACGCCGCCAACACCCTAGCCCAGCGCAATGGCACGAACGCGCAGGCGTTCAGGGTGTACAACACGTTCACGGATGCGAGTAATTATGAGCGGATAAACATCTTGTGGTCTGCAAACACAGCGTTTGTGGAAACGCTTGCGGCAGGCACAGGAGCTGCGCGAAGCCTTATCATCGGCTCCAATGGGTCTGGAACAAATCTTGGGTTTATGTCCGCTGGGACAGTTAGATGGCGTGTTAATTCCAATGGCCACCTGACGGCGGAAGCCGACAACACCTACGACATCGGCGCGTCGGGCGCGAACAGGCCGAGGAATGTGTATGTCGGCACTAATATCATTTCACCGCAATTTTCGACCAACAGTTTTGGTTTTTCTACCACAACCGGCGGGTACATCAATTTCGCCAGTAGGGCTGGATTTGAAAGTCCGGCTGATGGTGTCCTTAAACTGCGTAACAACGGCGATACAGACTTCTCCCGCCTCCAGTTTGGCGGCACCACCTCCAGCTTCCCAAGCCTGAAGCGGTCGAGCGCAACGCTTGAAGCCAGATTGGCTGATGACAGCAATTACTGCAATTTCACGGCGAATACGATCACAGGATCTAGTCAAGTCGTATCGGCGTCTAGTTTGGTCGCGCACAGTGGAACGGCTATCCCCGCAGGCGGCACAACAGGCGCGGGCGTTAGAGTTTCCTCCACCGCCAACTTCGGCGTCTTCTTCGGCTCCGGCGCTCCCACACTCAGCGCCGCCAAGGGCTCCCTCTACCTGCGCTCTGACGGCACCACGACCAACGACCGGGCCTACATCAACACGGACGGGGCCACGACGTGGACCGCCCTGACGACTGCTGCATAAGGAGAACCACCAATGAGCGTCTACACCGTTGACGTTATCCCCGAAGTATCACCTCAGCCGACCGAGCCGCTGACGAATGCTCAGTACATTGACTGGGTGGTTAATAGGGCCGCAGAGAGCTACCAGACGCAATACGGCGCCGCCTCCAAAGAAGCCGGCATCACGGCAGCGCGCGAGGCGTTCAATGCTTCTATCCCCGCGCCCGTAGTTGAGGAAGCCGCCTGATGACCTTGGATCTCACCCCCGCCCAGTTCCAGGCGCTTGTCGGGCTGCTGGATGTGGCCATCAAGCAAGTCGGCATCCGCGCCTTCGAGGATGACGTTGCCGGGCTGATGGCTGCGGTGAAGGCTGCGGCAGCGAAGAAAGAAGAGCAGGAATGAGCAACGCCCGCGAGAACGTCAACCTGCTGACCAGCGCCGACTGGAACATTCCAACCCTGCGCCTGGCGAACTGGGGCAGTGGGGCCGTTCCGCCGCAGGTCGTGCTTAAAAATAACTGGGTCTCCGGCGATGGCGGCGGGCTGTTTCGTTACGACGCCGGAGACACCACCACGGCCGACAATGGCGGCACCGTCATTGTTGATGCGGCGGGGAATAGGTGGAAGCGGCAGTTTTCCGCTGGCGAGGCGATGACGCTGGAAATGTTTGGCGGCGGTCCTGCCGTTGCCTCAAATACAGCTGCATTCAATGCATGGGTTGCTGCCGTCAAGGCCGGGACTGCTTCACGCACGCTTGACTTGGGTACTGGAACTTATGCGTTCCTCACAAAGACTGACCGCATAGACAACGCCGGCGAGATCATCATTAGCGGGCAGGGTATTTCTACTGTTGTCACGCGCGCGTGGACATCATCGGACGTCAAGGAAGGGCTGTTTCACGCTTACGGGTCAACCCAACTAAGCGCCTCTGACTTTGCGGCTGGAACGGCGGCGGGAGGTTCTTACGGCGGCTCACTGATCACGCTTGAGGCTAGCAGCAGCGCAGCGCCAGATTTCTCGCTAATCTCTCACATTTATTGCACGTCCTACAGTGGCGTGTCGGCTAAAACTATTTCAGCCGCAACGGCGGCTAACCCCGGAGTGTTTACAAGCAACGCGCACGGATACAGCAACGGCGATTTTGTGGTGTACCTGTACGGCACAGGTGGAACGTGGTCGTCAATAACGCATCGCCTTTTTCAGATATCTGATGCGACAACCAACACCTTCACGCTGACCGATCCAGACACGTCAGTCAAAGTCGACAGCTCTGGCTTTGGGTTTTACAGCACCAACACAGCGACGGTAAAAGCAGCACTAGCAACAGATTATCCAATCGTCATTGATGGATCGGCCCGCACAACTGGCGCGGTTGGCGTGCGAAACGTCAAGTTTGAAAACATTACCTGCTTTGGCGGGCGTCGCGGCGCGATGCTGGTCAATGGCGCGATTGAACTGTCAGCCTCAAATTGCAGCACGTCCGACGCTGGATGGGACGCGACCGTCAGGATAACGGGAACAGCGTCCGTTCCAAACTATTACACCATTTTCTCATCAGGATCGCTTGCGCGCGTGGCGCTTGATCGGTCTTATTATGCCGGCGGCGACGTTCAAATCCAAGGCGAACTTGTTCAGACCGCAAACACCTTTGGGCAATACTTTGATTTTTCAATTGGAAAAGCGGTTACGCGCGCCGGAACGTATGTAGCAGGTCCTGACTTTGTTCCGCTGCCCGGCGGTATGGTGTTTCAGAAAAAAGCCATAACTGGCGTTACTGGTTCTTATGCAACATTTACGTGGCCAATACCCTTCAGAGTTGCCCCGGTAATTTATGACGGCATCGGCATTAACTCAGGATCGTTTGCCATTGTGATAATGAACTCCGTCACCACAACGGGTGTGCAAGTGGCCGGCTCAAACCTTAATGCTGGCGGTGATGTCATTATCTGGGCCATAGGGGAGCTTGCATACTGATGCGCGCATTCATTCAACCAGAACCAGGAAGAACATGGGTTGCGGTGCGAGCTGACGGCGTTTGCGCTCCACTCCCGCAAATTTCATCTGGGCCATATGACGATCCGATGGCTGGGCTACGAGAAGCCGTTGCAAGTATGCCGGGCCAGTGGCGTATCGAAGATGTTCCGTTTGTTGAGCTCGACGGGTTGCCTTATGAGCAAGCTGCAACTTGGAATGATGGAGCAGTTACGCTAAGCGACGATCCGGCTAAACAACAAGAAGTTTGTTCGCAGCAAGCTAAAGTTTTGTTGGAGCAAACGGATTACGTTGAGTTTCGCCCCCATACGCCTGAGCGCACACCAACACCCGAATGGATAGCTTGGCGCGAGACGCTGCGCGAAGTTGCGCGCGGCAATCTTGATGTTATTCCGCCAGAACCGGAACGTTACAATGCCCCTTAAAAAAGGCTCATCCCAGAAAACCATCAGCGCCAACATCCGCACCGAGATGCGCGCCGGCCGGCCACAAAAGCAGGCGATCGCCATCGCCCTGCAGAAAGCCGGCAAGGCCAAGAAGGGCAAGAAGTAATGTTCGACTTCGACCCCTTCGACATCGCTTCGCAACAGGCCCGGGAAAACGACCGGCGCCATGTGGCTGCGATTGACCGCAAGGCCGAAGCGGAAGACTGGTCATGGCTGATGGCCAGCAAGAGAGGACGCAAGATTGTGCGCGAGCTGCTCGACCATTGCGGCGTGGCGCGTTCGAGTTTTACCGGCTCAAGCGAGACTTTCTTTCGCGAGGGTCAAAGAGCGGTGGGCCTGTATGTGATGCGCCAGGCATGGACGCACGCCCCCGCCAATTGCATGGAGATGCTCAAAGATGAGTGAAGAAACGTTGATGACCGCCCCACAACCCACGGAAAGCGTGTCGTCTACGACGGCCAGCCCCGCAGATGCATCGACGGATGCGCCTGCGACTGGCGACCAGCAGCCGGCTCCGGCTGCAGACACCTCGCCCGCGGAAGACAAGCCCGCGACCAGCGAGGCGGCTCCAGAAGCAGACTATGAGTTCGCCTTTGCAGAAGGGGTTGAAGTCGACCCCGAGACGCTTGGCGACCTTAAGGGCCTGTCGAAGGATCTTGGTCTGTCGAAGGAGCAGGCGCAGCGGATAGCGGACCTTGGCGCAAAGCAGGCTCAGAAATGGGCCGAGGCGCAACAGGCTGCTATAGCGGAGGCTACCTCCGCATGGGTCGAGCAGGTCAAGAGCGACAAGGAGATCGGCGGCGATAAGCTGGCCGAGAACCTGGCGACGGCTAAACGCGCGCTTGACAAGTTCGGAACCCCAGAGCTGCGGGCGCTGCTGGATGAAAGCCGGCTTGGGAACCACCCGGAGCTTATCCGGGCATTTCACAGGATCGGCAGGGCCATCGCCGACGATGCTATCGTCCCGGGAGGCAGGTCAACCAACCAGCCAACCGACCCGGCGAAGCGGTTATACGACAACAGCAACCTCGCATAAGGAATTAGCCCAATGGCTACACTTTCAACTATCCACCCCACGCTGCTGGACGTGGCCAAGCGCCTCGACCCGGACGGCAAAGTCGACACTATCGTCGAGATCCTCTCGGAAACCAACGAAGTCCTTGAGGACATGGTCTGGATGGAGGGCAACCTTCCCACCGGACACCGCACCACGATCCGTTCGGGTCTTCCGACCCCGACATGGCGCAAGCTCTATGGCGGCGTTCAGCCGGCCAAGAGCCGCACCGTGCAGGTCACGGACACTTGCGGCATGCTTGAGGCCTATGCCGAAGTGGACAAGGCCCTTGCCGATCTCAACGGCAACACGGCCGCGTTCCGTCTCTCTGAAGACCGCGCGCACATCGAGGGCATGAACATCGAGTTTGCGTCTTCGCTGTTCTATGCTTCCGAACAGACCGCGCCCGAGGAGATCACGGGCTTTGCCCCGCGCTTCAACTCGCTCAGCGCCGAGAACGGGCAGAACATCATCCAGAACGCATCCATCGACGGCAGCGACAACGCTTCAATCTGGCTCGTTTGCTGGGGCGCCAACACGGTCCACGGGATCTATCCCAAGGGATCTGTCGGCGGTCTGCAGATGAACGACAAAGGCCAGGTGACCATTGAAAGCGTCGATGGCAATGGCGGCCGCATGGAAGCCTACCGCACGCACTATCGCTGGGACTGCGGCCTTTCCGTCCGCGACTGGCGCTATGTTGTGCGTATTCAGTACGACCAGGAAGACCTCAAGGGCGATGCCGCCACGGGTCCGAAACTGATCGACCTGATGACGCAGGCGCTTGATGCTCCTCCGAACCTCTCGGCTGGCCGTCCGGCGTTCTACATGAACCGCCGTGCGCGTTCGTTCCTGCGTCGTCAGATGCTGGAAAAGATCGCTGGCTCGACGCTGACGATGGAGCAGATCGGCGGCAAGATGGTGATGACTTTCGCCGGTATCCCGGTGCGTCGCTGCGATGCGCTGCTTAACACTGAAACTGCTGTCGCTTAATCGGCAAACTAAGGAGAACTTAACATGATTTTCGACGAAAGACTTGAGTTTGCCGACAACGTGTCCGTGGCTGCCGCCGCTGGTACGGCCCTGATCGGCGACGTGATCGACCTTGGTTCGACCACCAGCGACATCGGCAATGGCGAGCAGCTTTATCTCGTCATCAAAACAGGCGCGACTGAGATCATCACTGGCGGTTCCGCCGGCACGATCAAGTTTCAGCTCGCCTCTGATGCGGCTGCGGCGATCGCCACCGATGGTTCTGCCACTGTCCACTTTGACACCGGCACGATCGTCACCGATGACGCCGCCGCTAACAGCGCCCTGCTCAATGCCGGCGCCACGATCGCCATGGTTGCCCTGCCGCTCGGCACTTACGAGCGTTACCTCGGCATCCTGTGCGTTACGGCGACGACGACGACGACAGCCGGCACGATTGACGCTTTCCTGACCAAGGATCCGTCTAAGTGGCTGGCTCTGCCTGACGCGGCTGGAGCTTCGCTCTAAGCCATGAAACAGGTCAGAGTAACTGAACTGGCCTTTCATGATGGTACCCGGGTTCGCCCGGGTACCGTTTTGACGGTCGCCGACAACTTCTACGCCTCATGGGCCGAAGATGTCGTTGAGAAGCAAAGACAGACGCGCAAGCCTCGCGAGGTGCTGCGTGATACGCCGGATACCGCCGAACTTGCCTGACGGGAGCTGCCATGGCCAGCGTCATAGATATCTGCAATTTGGCGCTGGCTCACATCGGTGACCGCGCCAATGTGACGTCGATCGATCCGCCTGAGGGGTCGGCGCAGGCAGAGCACTGTGCGCGCTTCTATCCCATGGCGCGCAACAGCCTGCTCAATATGCACCCGTGGGCGTTCGCCCAGAAGCGGGCCGTGCTGGCTGATATATCCGCAACCATAGTCCCGCCGGCCAAGTGGCAATACACCTACGCCGCGCCCGGTGATGTTGTGAAGATCCTTGGCGTTTATGACCCGAACGCCATGTATGACGAGAACAAGGCCGAGTTTGAGTACGAACTGTCGGGCACGACGCAGGTCATTTACGCCAACCCGGAAGCCGCCATTGTGCGATACGTGGCGCTGGTGACGGATAGTGCAACCTTCCCGCCTATCTTTACCGAGGCGCTGGCGTGGCTGCTGGCGAGCTATCTGGCCGGGCCGATCATCAAAGGCACGGAAGGCATGCGGGTCTCGGCTGAGGCCATGAAGATGGCCATGTCATATGTCGGCCAGGCCCGCGTTGAGGACGCCAACCAGCGTAACCGCGCATCCGTCCGGCGCGACACGCGGCACAGCCCGAGCTGGATAAGTAACCGCGGCAGCCTATGGCCATACGAAGACGACCCGTGGTATCCCGATGGCCAGTAAGACGTTTGTTCGCAGCTTCAATGGCGGCATCATCAGCCCCGAAATGCTCGGGCGCATTGATGACATCAAGAACAACACGGGTCTGCAGACCTGCAGGAACTTCATCCCCCTGCCGCAGGGTCCGGTCGTCAACCGTCCCGGCTTCCAGTTCGTGCGGGCTGTCAAGGACAGCGCGAAGTTTACCCGCGTTATGCCGTTTCGCTTTTCGGCGACGCAAACCACCGTCATTGAGGCGGGCGAGGCCTACTTCCGGTTTCACACCTTTGGCGGCACGCTGCTGACGCCGACCACCGGCCTCACCGCCTGGAACAGCGCCACGGCCTACGTGCCCGGCGATCTGGCGACTAAAGGCGGCAAGACCTGGTATTGCGTTGCCAACAGCACCAACAACGACCCGGAGGTCGCCGCCAACCAGTACGGTTCCGCGCCGGTTATCACCGCGACGTGGGTGGAGACGGTGCCGGCACAGGCCACCCCGCCGGCTGGCTACACTAACGTGGGCACTGAGTTGCCCGTCTCGGCGACCATTGGCGCGCTCGTCTACATCAGCCAGACAAGCTATGACTGGACCGAAATTTACGACCCTGAGCTTGGCCGGTTTGGCGTCGAGCCGATAGAAACGACTGTTTACATTGGCTACACGGGCACGGCCAACACCAGCCCGACCGGCTTCTGGTACGAGATGCCGGTCCCTTACCAGATCCCTTCGCCCTATGCCGAGGCGGATCTGCCGGACCTGCGCTACGTCCAGAGCGCGGATGTGATGACGATCTGCCATCCTAACTACGCGCCCCGTGAATTGCGGCGGTTGTCGGCGACCAAGTGGGTTCTCAGCGTTATCAGCTTCGGTTCGACGCTGTCCGCTCCGACGATATCAAGCGTGACGCCAACTCTGGGGTCCTCGCCATCTCTGGCGCAGACTTACAGCTATGTCGCCACCCGGGTAAGCGATGATCAGCTTGACGAAAGCGTTGCCTCGGCCGCAGTGACGGCCAGCAACCAGTTGTTCGACACTGGCGCGGTCAATACCATCAACTTCGCCACAAGCGCCCGGCGCAATGTCTATCGGGAAAGCGGCGGGTTGTATGGCTTCATCGGCCAGACCACCGGCACAAGCCTGGTGGATGACAACATTGCGCCCGACGTCAGCCGCACGCCACCGATCAACCAGAACCCCTTCGCCAGCGCTGGAAATTACCCGTCGGCTGTCTGCTATTACGAGCAGCGGCGGGTCTTCGCCGGCACGAATAACCTGCCGCAGACCTTCTGGATGACAAAGACAGGAACGGAGAGTAATTTTAATTACTCCATCCCCGTGCGGGACGACGACGCCATCAATATCAAGATGGCCAGCCGCGAGGCCAACACGATCCGCCACGCTGTCGTGGTGGGCGATCTGCTGATGATGACGGATCATGCCGAATGGCGGATATCCAGCGCCGGGGACGTGCTGACGCCCACCACGGTCACTGTCCGTCCGCAGTCCTACATTGGCGCATCCAACGTCCAGCCGGTGACCGTCAATAACACGGCGATCTACGCGGCCAACCGCGGTGGCCATGTGCGGGCTGTGGGCTTTGACTTTGACGTGCAGTCATACGTTTCCGTCGACCTAAGCTTACGCGCCGCGCACCTGTTTGACTTCAAGACAATCAAGGACATGGACTACGCCAAAGGGCCGATCCCGATCGTCTGGGCGGTCTCAAGCGATGGGCGACTGCTGGGCCTGACTTACGTGCCCGAGCAGCAGGTCTACGCCTGGCATTCCCATGACACGGACGGGCTGATTGAGAGCATCGCTGTCGTTGGCGAGGGCAATGACGACATTCTCTACGCTGTCATCAAGCGCAAGATCAACAATGTTGACGTGCGCTATGTCGAGCGCCTCGCAAGCCGCTACTTTGCTGAGCTGAAAGACTTTTTCGGGGTCGACTGCGGGCTGACCTACAGCGGCGCCGCGGCTACGACCATCAGCGGCCTGTCGCACCTTGAGGGCAAGGAGGTATACATTCTTGCAGATGGCGCAGTTATGGCGCCCAAAACGGTGACGGGAGGCCAGATCACGCTGGAGAAGGCAGCTTCGCTGGTGCATGTCGGCCTGCCGATCGTCAGTGACCTGCAGACCCTGCCCATGGCCATGGAAGGCGTCGACGGGTTCGGGCAAGGCCGGGTCAAGAATGTCAATCAGGTGTTCCTGCGGGTTTACCGCTCGAGCGGGATATTCGTCGGACCCTCGGTCGATGACCTTACGGAAGCCAAGATCCGCACGACTGAGACGTATGGAACGCCGCCCAACCTCAAGACCGAAGAGATAGACATCCTTGTTACTCCAACCTGGCAGCGCGACGGGCAGATCGTGATAAGGCAAACTGATCCGGTGCCGCTGACGATTGTGAGCGCGACAATTGAAGTACAGATGGGGTCCTAGATGGCGCTAACGACAGCACAGATGGCCACAGCCGCCCTGACGACACAGGCTATCGGCGGCGTCGGGCAGGCCTTTGGCGCGTACTACCAGGCGCAGGGCCAGAAGACCGCCCTGAAGCTGCAGGCGCGTATGGCTGAGATCAATGCACAGATCGCGCAAGGACAGGCCCGGGATGCGCTTATGCGCGGCGAGCGACAGGAGCAGGGCTCCCGCATGCAGGCCGCTCAGCTCAAATCCTCGCAGCGCGCAGCCATGGCCGCCAGCGGGATTGACCTCGGCTCCGAAACGTCCGCAGCTATCCTTACGTCAACCGATTACCTGTCCGAGATGGAAGCCAACACGATCAAGGCCAATGCCCTGCGCGAGGCGTGGGGGTACAGGATGGAGGCCGTCGGGCGGCGCGGAGAGGCTGGCATGGCGCGTGCGACCGCGCGGGGGATCAGCCCCGTTGGCGAAGGGCTGACATCTCTGTTGACGTCGGCGAGTACCGTGGCCGGCAATTATGCGACCTTCTCCTCGCTGGGGGCGTTTAACAAACCATCAGCGATTGGCAGCATGGCGGCAAGGTCTGGCGCTGATCTGTCCAGATTTAGAGGGCCACGCTAATGCCCAAAGTCCCCACAGCCGAAGGGTTTGGCGCATTGCCCGGCATACGGCAGGGGCAGGCGCGGCCGGTCATGTCCATGGAGGAGGCCAGCTTGCCGGGTCAGCGCATGATCCGCGCCGGGCAGGCGGCCATGCAGGTGGGCGGGCAGATGGCCGAGTTCGCCATCCGCGAGCAGGAGAAGATCAACAAGGCGCGCCTGAACGACGCTTACAACCAGGCTGACCGCCTGACGCAGGACCTGCGCGTCAAGATGAAACAGCTGCAGGGGGCTGACGCCGTCGAGATCAATGGTGTTCCCCTCGACCAGTATTTTGGCGAGGAACTCAACAAAGGCCTCAGCGCCATCACGCAAAATCTGCAGGCGCCCGTGGTGCGTGAGCAGTTCTCCCTGCTGGCCGATGACGTATCAACCCGCTTCCGAAACGAAGCCATTACCCACATGGCTGAGCAGGGGCAGGTGTATGAGAGCCGGGTGCTGGACGATACCGTCACCACGTCCATGAACCTGATCGCCGAGAACGCCGGCAATACTTTTGTCGAGCGGTGGAACCTGACGCGGGCCAAGGACGCCCTGCGGACCAAATACGACCGCGCCGGCTTTGACCCGGAGCAGGCCGACCTGCGGATGAAAGAGGATCTTGGCAAGAGCCATACGGTTATTATCGAGGCCATGGTCAATCGCGGTCAGGTCATGCAGGCCAAGTCCTACTTTGACCGCCACCGCGGCGACTTTCTCAGCGCCGACGCCAGCACGGTCGAGGGGGCGCTGCAGAAAAGCATATCAGCCAGCCAGGCGCTGGTGGATGTTGACGCGGTTGTCTCCAAGATGCCGCTGCGTGGAGATAATATCCGCCGGGCTGACATGGACGCAGAGCTGCGCCGGATTGTCGGCGATGACCCTGTCCGTCTGAGTGCGGCGCGTTCAGAGCTGAATACCCGTATCAGCTTCCATCTCGACCAGTACGCTGGCGAATACGCCAACGATCAGGACCGCGTCTTTACCCTCGCCCAACAATCGCCTGCTGCCGCCATGGCCAGCCCGTCATTCGCGCGCCTGAAAGCCAAAGATCAGAAAGCCATTCTTGACATGGCGACGGGCATCCAGAGCGACCGCGTCAGGGCGCAGCAGGACATCACTTACGGCAATCTGGCTTATGGCGATCCTCGCATGCTGGCGGGCATGACTGACAACGCTTTCCGCTCCCTGCGCTTCGGCATGAGCCAGGAACAGTTTGCCAGCCTGGACAAGCGCCGACAGGAATTGCGTCAGAACCCGCTGGCCATCAATCGCATGAACGTCGACAACACTACCTTCGACTTCCTGCTTGGAGAGCTCGGCATTGACGACCCAAAACAGGTGGAGCCGGCCACGCTGTTCAGGTTGCGGGACGGAATGGAAAGTGTCCTGACACTGGAAAGAGCGCGACTTGGGCGCGAATATCTGACGCCGGACGAGATGCGAAACGTAATCGTTGGCGAAGCGATCAAAAAGGTCAGAACCGTACTTACCGGATCAACCGGACAGGCGGCTCAAATTGTTCCCACAACCATCACGGATGTGAACCAGATACCGCCAACTATACTTTCGCAGATGAAACAACTCATGCAGCAAAACTATCAGCAGACAGGCGATGCACAGTATCTTGTGACAGATGCCAATCTTATAGCCCAATACGAAGAGTTCGTTTCCAGAACGCGCAAATAAAGGCTGAGAAAATTGCCGCCTAACGATCCGCCAGAGCAAAACGAAAACATTCGCGATATCGCGCGCAGTCTCAGGATTTCGCCTGAAGCCGCGCGGTCCATGATGGAGAGGCAGACCGCAGAGCCTCTGGATTTTGAAACATTTGGCTATCTTGGCGATTACCCGACGCGCCCCGAAAATGTTGACGTCGCCCCATGGGCGCGTACGGACGAGCGCCTGATTGATTTCTTCTCGGCGAAAAGACAGCAGCAGGCTCCCGCCGATCCTTTGTCTGACTTCTTCAAAACCAAGGCAGCCGCATCCCTGCAGACGCAGGCCGTAAGCCGCAATGCTGCGATGATGTCGGCTATCGCCACCAATCCCGACCAGGAAGCCGCTATTCGAAAGATGGCTTCCAGAATGGAAATGCCCGTTAGCCTTGTCAGGGGCATGGGCATGGCGGAAGCGCAAAACAAGGTTGCGCGTGACAATGTCAACCCGGCCAACACGCCATCTCTCGCAAAAGCCTATTCGCAACCAGACTGGGCGCAGCTGGCGATTGATGACTGGGAAAAGCTGAGTGATGTCGAAAGGATCATCAGGCAGGCCGGCGGATGGCAGAATGAAATCAGCAACGCAAGAAGTCAGATAAACGAATTTGAGCACAAGCTCTTTCTTGGGCAGCCTCTGCGTCCGTCTGAACAACTTAAATATCAGGATCTTGAAAACCGTATCCGCGTGCTGTCGCAGCAGCAGAAAGCTGGCGAAACTGGTCCATCTTACGTTCTTAACGTCATCTCTGGAACGGCAACCGATGTTGCATCCAGTTTGCCGGAAATGGCCATTTACGGGACCGTCGGATTGATAGGCGGCCCGCAGGGGGCGCGGTATGGCGCCCAAGTGGGATCCGCTTTTTACAACTACCGTCAGATTGTCGGAACAACATTCAAGGAATATCGCAATATCCGCGATCAGACGACTGGTGAATTTATCGACCAGGATGTGGCGCGTGGTGGGGCTTTCATAAACGCCATATTCAGTGTCGGTCTGGAAACCTTTGCCGACAAGGTTCTGCTCGGCTTGGTAGTGCCTGGCGCTGAAAAGTTCCTTTCAACTCCCGGCAAGGATGTTGTCAGCCAGCTGCTGCAATCTGAAGGCGGCCGCAATGTCATGATGCGCGTCGGCAAAAAGGTTGCAACCGGCGCCATTGTTGAGGCCGTGACAGAAGCCATACAGGAAGGCAGCGCAATTCTTGGCGGTGAAACTGTCAAGGCAGTTGCCCCCGGCGACTTTGCTCCGATCAGCGAAGAAGAAACCAGACAGCGCATTCAGACTGCAGCAATAGAGGGCGGTATTGGCGGCGGCGGTCTGGCCGGCATTGCGGCGGGTCCGCAAATTATTATTGAAAACCGCGCCATCGCGAGGGCGGAGCGTGAACTGGCCACGTCAAAGGGTAGCGTTGACGCTGTTGAACGCGCCGTTCAGGCTGCCTCCGAAAGCAAGCTTATCGCCCGCGACCGCGGCGAACTGGAGAAGTTCATTGACGACGCGGCGGCTGATGGCCCGGTGTCGACCGTCTACTTCTCGGCAGATGACCTTGCCAATGTCGCACGCGAGGCCGGTCTTGAGCCGCAGCAGCTGGCCCAGCAGCTTGGCGTCACGGACCAGATCCAGCCGGCATCCGTTACCAATGCCCTGCTTGAGATGCCGGTTGGCAAGTTCATCGCCACGGTGGCCGACACCGACCTTGCCAAGCCGCTTATTCAGGTCATCAAGACCAACCCCTTCCTGCTGAACCGCGCCGAGCAGGAGGCCTACTCATCCGGCGGCAGGCAGGATATCATTGCTGAGGCTGACCGCCTTGTGCAGCAGGCCTTGACAGACGAGACCTTCGCCGCTGAGGCCCAGTCCATACAGGACGAGGTGCTGCAGCAGTTCCGCGCCTTTGAGGGCGGCGAGGTGTTCACCCCGGAAGTCAATCGCGCTTACGCCACCATCACGACGCAGGGCTATGTCTCACTGGCCCGGCGCATGGGCATCAGCCCGCGAGAGGCTTACCAAAAGTATCAGACAGGTCCGCTTCAAATCCAGCGCCAGGCTGCGACAGAAGAAGGCATGGGTCAGCCCGTTTTGGCGCAAGCCAAGCAGGTCGGTTACGAAGGCCAGAGCATTGGTGAAGCGCAGGAGTGGGTGCGCGCCCGCGAGAAGGGCCTGGACATGTCGCAGGAAGGGCGACTGCAGCGGGCGCAGGAGATGGGGTTTGATACGGGGCGCGTGGTTTATCACGGAAGCCCGTATTCGATAGATGCCTTTGATGTGACTAGAGGCGGAGAGTTAACCAAAGTTGATGTTGCAAAAGAGGGCATTTTCCTCGTTGATCAACCGGACATAGCCGCTGGTTATGCCACAACAGGTTTGAGCCTTAGAGCGCAGAACGATGTTCTGCCTATTGCAAGAAAAGTGAACTCTGGGGAAACGGCCTACGACTTTCAAGGCAATAAAATAAATCCCAAAACATTTGATGCCATGGAGCTGGTGAAGGAGCGCATTGAAACGCTCAGAAAAGAAGGAATGAGCGAAGGCGCGACTTATCCGCTTGTGGTGCGTGGCAACATCAAAGTTGTCGAAGGCGCGGATCAACGGCTTGAAGGGCAAAAAGACTTCGTCAAGATGTTTGCGTCTTTGCCAGCGGATGAAATCAGACGGGCAAAAGAAGAAGGTTACGACGGCGTTCGGTTTGTGCAAACAACGGACTACGGCAATGTCGGTGATTATACGGTCATCTTCGACCCCTCCAACATCCGCTCCGTCAACGCCGCTTTCGACCCGGAGTTTGCCGAGAGCGCGAACATACTGGCGCAGGATCTCATACCGCCTGACATACAGGCCGAAATGGTCAGAATTTACAATGAAAATATTGGCACAGAACAGGAAGACATTGATCGTTTTATAAACTCACGCGATGCAGAAAAGTATAACTGGAACAAAATTACAGAGCAGGATCTGATTGATCGCATTGGTGAAGACGAAGATGTCAATGCGACGTTTCCAGAAGCCATGGAAATTATCCGCCAAGAAGGCGCGGCTATAGAATATGGAACAGACAACAACATAAATTATGCTGCTGAAAGAGACGCTCCGAAACGAAAAGAGTTTTATGCTGATGCCGCTTACGAAGAAGGATGGGTCAAGCCCAGACCGGAAACCATTGATGACATTCTGCAAATTGGCGTTGATGAATTTGCCGCCTCTCAGGTGATGGAATACCTTGCGGAAACTGAAGGCTGGACAGCAACCAAAGTTAGAAAAAATTACAGATATCAAACTCTTGAAAAGGAGGTTGCCGGCGGCGTTGTCTATCTTAACGTGCGAATTTCTGACCATGCTAAACAATCTGCGGTTGGACATGCCGTTTATGGTAAAGATGACATAGATATCAATCTTGCTCCGTCTGTTGGCGAAGGTAACGAGCAGTATGCTGCTGACGATTTTAACAGCATGCTGATGAAGATGCGCGAAGCAGAACAGCGCGGGCCTTTAGATGAAAATATACTCGGCCAGGAGCGCGAGCTGGATGCGATGGGGTTTTACTCAGCGGTTCAGGAAGCCGCGGTCAGGATACCCGATAACATCTGGGCCATGGGCTGGCAGGCCGCGCGAAATGCCATCGCGAAGGGCAGAGGTGGCCTTCCTCCGCGCAGGACCGAGATGGAGTATCTGGGCCTCGACGCCATGTTTGGCGACACGGAGATAAGGCCGGGTGACAATTTCCCAAGGAAGGGCGCTGCGCTCAAGGAAGCTGTGCTTGAGCACATCGCTGCAAAGCGGCTGGCGCTGGTTGAGAACTTCGTGCGGTTTGATCCGAACGAAAAGAAGATGCCGAGCAAACGTGCAATGCTGGAGGCCATGTCGCCGCAGGCGCTTAGCTCCCTCATTAATGTTGAGTTCCAAAACCAAGGCGACGGGCGTGGCAAAATCGTCAGCGACCTTGGCAATCCGCTCTATCTTTATATCCAACGCAAAGGCGAAGCGCTTGCCTCGCCAACCTATTACGATCTGATGCAGCCACAACCTGGCGGCGAGGCCAAAGTAATCGCAACCGGAACTATAGGCGACCTGGACCCCATCGTTGGCAAGATGATTTTTGACGCCAATCCCGAACGAGCGGTTCGTCGGATCGACAAGGACGCGCTGGCTGAAGCCTATCAAGAAGGATATGCGTCCAATCTCGTCCGCGGCCCCGGCGACATCCGCCTTCCTGGTGAAGATGTGCCGATGTTTGAAGCTGTCATTGGCATTCCCAAGGGTGTACCGGGTGCGGAATATCAGGCTCCTGTGTCGCATGTCGGCGGCAAAGCCAAAGGCACGCTGGTCACAGCGCATGGCGAAGAGCGCATCGACGACAAAGGCCAGCGCACAATCTTCGTTGGCCAGGTCCAGTCGGACATAGCGCAGGAGGCAAGGGAAAAAAAAGATCGGGTACGGGGTGTAGAGAAGGCGAGCGAGTTAAGTGCCGAAGTAATGAAAGCGTCTGGCATCAAGGATCGGCGAACCGCATTAGATTACCTGTATGAAATCCAAGAGGTTGATGGTCGCAAAACCTCGCAGGAATACTTCGACGAACGATGGAAAAACGTCAATGACCATTACGTTTTAAGCCCTGCTCTTCAAGAGTATGCGCGTCGAAACGACATGGAGTTCACCTTCCTTCCGACCGCGTACGACCTTGAACAAGCTAATACTTATAGCCCCGATCGTTTAAGGGCTCCGCTTATAACCACCTCCGAATGGACCAACGTCGCTGTCAGGGCGATGATCTACCGCGCCGCGCGTCAGGGCTTCCAGTCCATCAGTTTTCCGACTGGTCAAACCAGCGCGATCATTCAGGGAAATGAAGAAGCGGTGATGCACTACGAGACCAACGTCAAAGGCGCGCTGGAAAAGATAGCCCGGCAGCTGGGCGGGGAGGTTCGGAGGGGGTCGGTCAAGTACAACCCGCTGGATCAAGCGGAGTGGGAAAACCTGCCGCAAGAAACCGCCGAAAAAGCGCTTGCTTCACTTTGGTCGCGTCTGCCTCCGGTTGTTCGCGGGACCATTCGTATGAACATGCCGAATATGCGTAAGACAGACGATGGCGAGTTTTATGTCGCTACTGCATCGCGCCCCGGTAAGGATGACAGCGGCGTTGGTAAAGACACCTACGAATGGACGTTCGCCCGCGAGGCCAAGCGCAATCCGCTAATCGCAGCCTATCAGATATGGGTACAAGGCGCGATGATCTTTGGCCAGCCTGGCGCTTTTGAGCGTTTAATCACGGCGGCGGGCGGGCCTCAAGGCGCAGTCACTGAAGCACTTCAGCAAGCCATCGCCGAAGGTGAGCCGGCTTCCGCCTACATCCTCGACCTCACCCCGGAAATGCGGTCGAAGATTGTTACCGAGGGTTTCCCCCTCTTCGCCCCCGGCCGGCGCGCCCAGTATCAGCCCGATCTCAACAGGATCATGCTTCTGCCCAAAGCGGACTGGTCCTCTTATCTGCACGAGATGGGTCACCATTTCCTCGAGGTGTACAACAACGCCGCCCTGCAGATCATGCAGACGCCGGAGGCCGATCGCACGCCGGATGAGCAGGAGCTTGTTGACGAGATGCGTCTGCTTCTGACCGACATGGCGCGTCAGGCCGGCACGCCGATAACGGGCGATGTTCTGCAATGGTGGGCGAATACGCCGCTTGATGATCGCAGGCCGGTGCATGAGAAATACGCCCAGGCCACCGAGAAGTATTTCATGGAGGGCAAGGCTCCTGTGCCGGAGCTGCAGAGCCTGTTTGACAAGTTCCGTGACTGGCTGATTGAGACCTACAAGAGACTTGCCACGGCGCTCAATGTCGAGTTGTCCGACGAAGTACGCGGCGTCATGGATCGCATGTACGCGGCGCACGAGACGGTCAGGACGGCTGAATACAATCGCAAGCTGGTCGCCCTGTTCCGCGAAAAGCCGGAGGACATGACCGAGCAGCAATGGACCGCCTACCAGCAACTTGCGGCGCAGGCCACGGACGACGCACAGAGCGACCTGACGGCCCGGTCGCTGCGGGACATGCAATGGCTGTCTGGCGCCCGTGCGCGCGTGCTGCGTAGATTGCAGCGGGAAAATGCGGATAAACGTAAAGTGGTCGCAGCCGAGGTCACAGCCGAAGTTATGGCCCAGCCGGTCAATGTCGCCCGCTCTTTCCTGCGCCGCGGCATCGCCCCCAATGGCGAGCCCGTTGTCGGCCCGCATAAACTGTCCATTGATCTTATGAAAGCTCGTTATCCAGAAACAGATGTTGATGGAAAACTTGTTCGTTCAATAGTTTTCGCTCGCCTCGGCTACGGCCAATACGGCATGCTGGCGAAAGACGGTATGGACCCCGACATGGCGGCCGAGCTGCTTGGGTATCCGTCTGGCGATGCTTTAATCAACGATCTTCTTTCGGCGCAGCCAGAAGATTACGTCATCAAAACCGAAACAGACCGGCGCATGCTTGAGCGCTTTGGCGATCTGAATGACGAGACGAAACTGTCTCGCGCGGCGGATGAGGTCATACACAGCGCCATGCGCGCCAAGGTCCTGCAAGCTGAATACGCCGCCCTGTCCAAGGCCGCCAAGCAAACACGGCCAGTGGCTCTTGCTGCCAAAGAGATCGCCAAGGAGATCGTCGGCCGGCAGGTTGCATCCAAGCTGAACCTTAACCGCTATCTGGCGGCAGAGCGTGCCGCTGGCCGCAAGGCTGAAGCCGCCATGCGATCGGGCGATTTCCGCGCCGCTGCAAGCGCCAAGCGTGACCAGCTGTTGAACTTTGAGGTCGTCCGCGAAGTGCAGCGTGTTCTGAAAGAGCGCAACCGGGCTCTGGATCTGTTCTCACGCATCAACAAGGCAAAGCGCGACACGGTGGCCAAGACCCGCAATTATGATCTGGTGCAGGCGGCCAGGGCGATACTGGCGGCTTACGGGTTCGGGTCGGTGAAGAATAAGCCAACCGACTACATCAAGCTTATTGCTGAATATAACTCTACACTTTTTGAAGCCCTTGAGCCCGTCATCAATGATGCCATCAAGGGGAAAACTCTAGACCAGCTTACGGTCGCTGAGTTCCTTGGACTGCACAGCACCATCAAGGAAATATGGGACCTCTCGCGCGAGGAAATGAAAGTTCAGATAGAAGGAAGACAGGAAGAGCTGTCCAAAATTCTTGATGAGTTTGACGACCAGTTTGTCCTGCTGAAGGTTCAGGCCCCAACATTCCCGAAGGAAAGCCCGACGGAGACGGAGGAGAAACTCAGAGAGTTTACAAGCATACCATCCCTTGCGCGCCGGATTGAGTCGCTCATGAGGCTTTTTGACTTGGGAAAGACAGGCCCATTTACAAAATACATCTGGCGACCTGTCAGCGAAGCGGCTGAAAGATATCGGGCAGACCAAAGCAAGTATTACAGCAAGCTGAAAGACCTGTTCAAGGAATATGAAAGCGTCTTTGAAAACACCAGAGGCAAAATCTCATGCAATGAACCTGGAGAGATCGGGTTCACGTTCAAAGGCGGCAAGCCTCAACTTCTGCATGCGATCGCCCATACAGGCAACGCCAGCAACAAGCGCAAGCTTCTGCTTGGTTACGGCTGGGGATCTCTCGACCAGGATGGTAACCTGATCGACAACGCATGGCAGAATACCATCAATCGACTTGCACGCGATGGCATTCTGACCAAGGCTGATTTTGATTTTGTGCAAAAGCTTTGGGATATTAATGAAGAGATAAAGCCTCTCGCACAAGAAACGCACCGCAAAGTATTTGGCGCTTACTTTGATGAGATTACGGCAGAGGAAATGCAGACGCCGTTTGGCGCATACAGGGGCGGATACATGCCCGCCATTACGCGCAAAGATGTTGTGCCAAAAGACCAAAAGCGAGCGGCGCAGGAAATTCTTGATACCAGCCAATCCGCCATGTTCCCGGCTGCTCCGAACGGATTTACAAAAACGCGTAATGAGCAATACGCGGAAGCCCTGGCGTTAAACCTCAACCTTATTCCCCAGCACGTAAATAAGGTGTTGAAGTTCGCGCACATGGCTGGCGCGGTTAAAGACGTGCTGAAAATTACAAACAATAAAAACTTTTCCCGATCCCTTGAGGCTGCTTATCCCGGCATTGATGCGACGGCCATAACGCCATGGCTGAACAGATCTGTTCGTCAGATCATTGAAACGCCGATTGCCAATCCAGCTCTCAAGCATCTGGACAGTTTCGCCGGATACCTCCGCACAAACAGCGGCATCGGAATTATGTTTGCCAACCTTGTCAACTCAATCCAGAACGTCACGGGTATTACCAATGCGATATTGCGGATAAATCCGGTTTATCTCGCAAGAGCGCATGTCAATTATACGCGCAACCCGTTTCAGATGCGGAAGTTTATCAATCAGGCATCACTCATGATGACCAACCGCGCCGATACTCAGGTTGCGGCAATGAACAACACGATACAAACCGTCATGAGGGGGAAAGATGTTTTCAACACCGTCAGGGATTTTTCCAAACAGCACGCTTATTTCGCACAATTAGCTGTTCAGAACACCATCGATACAATCACATGGATGGGCGCTTACGATCAGGCGATATCAAAAGGCGAAACATCTTCTGAAGCCGCCAAACAGGCAGACGCAATCGTTCGTCAGACGCAAGGTTCATCGGCTGCAGAAGACATCAGCTATGCAGAAACAGGGCCGCATTTCATCCGCCTGTTCACCCATATGTATGGCTATTTCAACATGCTGGGCAATTTGTATTCGACCGAAATCAGGATCGCTTTCCGCTCAAGCGGAATAAAAAAAGGTCTTGGAATGCTGTTTTTTGTTTACGTCGCTGGATATCTGCCCATGTCCATGCTTGGCGGTTTGATTGCGGACGGCATGCGCGGTCAATTGCCGGAGGAAGAAGAAGAAGAAGGCTGGCTTGGGCCGTGGCTGGAATACTATTTCAACACACAGATAAAGACAGCTACTGCCTTCGTCCCGATATTTGGCCAGGGCATTCAAGGCTTTTTCAACGCCTTCAACGACAAGCCTTACGACGATCGCGTCCTGCAGAGCCCCGGCGTTGGAGCGGCGGAAACCATAATACGCACTCCGTTCACCGTTGTTGAAGCGATTACCGGCGAAGGCGATGCCTCTAAGGCGATCAAGGACACGCTGTCCCTGATGACTACGCTTACCGGCATTCCCTTCCAGGCTCTTGGCAGGCCCATTGGCTACGCGGTCGACGTTGCCGAGGGCGACATTGAGCCCACAAGCGAACTGGATTACATACGGGGGCTTGTAACCGGCACAGCCTCCGAGGCGTCAAGACAATAGGAGACGAATATGTC